ATTATAATGCCGTTGTCTAACTCAAAGTCAGGAGTGTATGTACGATAGCGTAAGTCTTCCCACTCTATCTTTATCTTCTCATACTCTACCTTCTTTTGTCTAGCTTCTAAGAACGTAGCAGCCTCTTGTTCAAGGCCACTACGGTATAACCTTTTGTTATGCTTTCTTTTTGTCACTACTAACTAACTTCTTTAACAGTACAAGTTTTTGCTTTTCGAGTAATTGATTGATGTAATCATTTCTATCAATCTCTCTTTGTAAATGTACAACTTCGTTGTGTGCTTCCGTTTGTTCTTCTGTGAAGTCATCTGTTTGTACTTCGGTTTCTTTACTATCTATTGTTACCATAAGTTTAGGCATACTGATCTCCTATATATACATAATCAACTTGGGGTGGGTTCTTAGCTTTAGATACCCTTGAAGGTAGTGTCTTTAAACTATCCCAACATTTATTTTTAAAGCTACAAAATCTACAGGAACTATTTAGTACCATATTACCAGATGCTTTCTTGTAAAACGTTTCAGGTACAGGCTCAAAGCATCTCTCAAACGGTTCATCTTTTTCTATATAATTTACCGTTTCCTGGATGTCTTCTATTACCTTCTCAGAGTCAACCTCCGAAGCACTGACATACTTAAACTCACCGTTGCCTTTGTTGACCACCCACCAGCCACCTACTTCTTTTCCTGCAGCCTTAGAATAACCTACTAATTGTGGTATATAACCGAAGCCATCACCCTTCTGTAGAGTATCGAATGATTCAAACTTGTTAGTGTATGACCAAGGTGATGCAGACTTTACATCATCTATCTTACCATCCATTTCCATGTCGTACTCACCCTGTATCTCCTGTCCATCTGGTAGCTTGAGTGTGACAGTATCGTTGTCTTTAAACTCAGCACCTGCTGCACGTAGTAATCCCTTGAACACAGCTTCAACTAGATCGCCTAGTATCATGTTCATCAGGAAGTGTGGAGGTAAAGGTATCTTATCTTCAGGGTCATTCTTCTCAAACCACAACTGGCACTTAGGTCTACCTATGTTAGACATACGTAGTCTGAACTCATCACGTGGCGGTGAGTTAAACTGTTTATCCAAGGCAGCTTTAACATCGGAGGCAACCAAGTCGGTCACCTCCTCTGTCATTGTAGCTTCACCCTTCATAGCCTTTTGCAAAAAGCTAAAGACTTGTAGTTCAGCAGGGTGATTCATTACTCAGCAACCTCCACGAAATCGTTATTAAGGATACCTTCGACAAGATCTTCATCTCCATCTGTACCACCTTTAGCACGTTCATGGTGTAAGTCTAGGATCTTACCGTTGCTATACTCAATAAGTTCTAAGAAGTCTTTGAGTGTGTCGTTGTCATCACTGGCAAGTTCAACACCATCGCCAGTAGAAGCTTTTATCTTACCAAACTTAGCACCAGTAGGTATGCTGTCTTCAACACCCTCTAGTTTTATGGTAGACATAATGGGTAACATGTTCTTCTTCTTGAAGTTATTCATTACACCATTGATACTCTTCAAGCTGTCACGATTCTTTACATCAAAGACAAACGGTACACTTTCTGTAGCACTCACTGGCTCACCCTTTTCATTCATAGGGCTATCCAATGATACAGTACCGTAGTATACCACGACACGTTTAACTGAACGTATCACTTGCTTGGTTGCATCATCAAGTGCATTGAAGTCTTCGATGTAACCAGTAGGTCTACCTAAGTTAAACCCACCAATGCTATCTTTCAAGTCACCATTCAGAGAGTTAGACATCACAGACTTTTCCATCTCTTCTGTATCACTGTTCCATCTCTGCCATTGATTGCGTTGGGCAAAGACACGAACTGTAACACCATTACTGTAGATAATATCATCACCTGTCTTCAAGGTGAATGCACCTACTGGTACTACCTCTGTCTTTATCATCTTACCATTGAGATCTACCTCACCCATGATAGGTTGATGCAACATTCCTAAACGTGAGATCGAAGGTGTTGCTGAAGTAGTAGGTGTAGATGATACACCCATTAGTTCTGCCATCGACTTTCCGCTTTCTGTTGCTATTGCTAGTTCATTACTCATTCTATATCCTTTTCTATAGAGTTAAAGAGTCTTAGTTATACACTATATATCAACTGTGTCAAGCCAGTTTTTACCTATTTTTGCTTCTAAAAGCATAGGCACATTCATGTCTATTCCATATGTCTCCTCTATTATTTTGTTTAAGTCTTGGTTCATAGTCCACACCATTGACAATACTAAATCTTTTTCGTCAGGGTGTACGTCAACCACCATAGAATCATGTACAGTATTAACTAAACACGACTTCATATGTCGCAAACGTTCATGCATTTCGTTTAGTACCACTGGCACTACATCACCAGTAGCAAAGCCTTGCACTGGATAGTTCTTTATCATAGTGAAGTGCGTTGGTACACCACTGTGACGTCTTGTCACATCAGGGAAAGCGTACTGTCTTCCTGATATGTTTGTTATCTTCAAGAAGCGCAGTGCTTCATCGCCTAACTTCCTATGCCACTTGGCTATGCCTTTGTACTTATCGTTGAAGTGGGTGTAGTAGGTTGCTTCAGCTTTCGTGCGTCCGTAACCGCTTGCCCCAAAGAGAGGTGCAAACGTGTGTTCTTTAGCTTCTTGACGTGACGTTGGTTGTCCTGCATCAGTGATAACTTTTGCTGTGTAAGCATGTACATCGAAACCATCTGCAATTTCTTGCATCGCTGTTTCATCTTGTGCCAAGAACGCTGCTGTCCTAAATTCGAGTTGTGCAAAGTCTGCCTCCATTATTAATCCATTGTTAAATCTTGATACGAATACTTTCTTTACAGGAAACGTACCCCCACGTGGCATGTTCTGCATGTTGGGATTGCGTCCACTGAAACGTCCTGTGGCTGTAATGTGTTGAGTGAGTCCAACGTGCAGGAATCCACTGTCCTTAGTATAGGATCGTATTCCGTTGACAAAAGCTGATAGATAAGAAGAGATAGCATTGTGACGTTTAAGATCAGAAATGAAATTAATAGCCTCGTCCATTCTATTTTGTTTAGCAGTTGAAGATAATACATCTAGTTCATCCTTTCCTGTGTTAAATCCATTAGCACTGACCCACTTCTTACTAGGTGCAGTAAAGCGTAGCCCTGCTATCTGTTGAGTGTCCTTTAATCTATACCCTTGTGCATTACAATCTTTGCATTTATTAGCTCTTGCAAACTTTGTTCCATCTTTTTTAACTCTGAATACCTTACCTTGCCCTTCGCAATCGGGGCAGGTGTAAGCCGATGTCCTGTAGATCGGTGAGGAGTTGGCAGCAACGGCATTCTTAAACTCTTCTTGTGTCGAAGTGAACTCGAACAGATCAGCCCATTCCTTTTTGTCATGTACCCTTCTGCTGAAGAGGACTTGCGACTTCTGTTCAGGCGAGCGTAGGTTAATCGGAGTGTCGCCCATAAGTTCCCTGACTTTCTTTTGTAAACGTTCTTCGATCTCCGCTTTCTCATACTCATACTCCTTTGCTACTCGCTCCAACTCTTGAAGATTGACTTTGAATCCTGCCATATAGATTTCGGTAAGGGTTTTGCAGGTATTGAAGGTAACTCTTTTGACTGTACTAAGGGAAGATGCTTCGGGAAGTGAAAAGTCTTTTTCTTGGGCATGGAACAACTCACAAGTAGTAAGCAAGTCATGCTCAAGATAATGACAGAGTTCAGCCAAAGGTATCTCGTTTGTGTTCTTACCTTCCTTAAAATATTTCTTGAGTGTATCATCTTTCTGTACCTCTAGTTCTCTACGTTCTGCACAAGCCTGTAGGCTTAGTCCGTTTCTCTGACCACGATCTAGTATATACTCAGCAAGCATGGTGTCATAGATGTCACCGTCATACTTGAAGCCACACTCCCACAGCCACATTAAGTCGTGCTGTGCATTGTGCATGATAAGTAGATTAGTGTTGTCTAGTTTTAATTGTATCTCTAGTCTATGGAAACCTGTGTCATCTTTAGATTCGTTATGGTCTAGTGTCTTGATAGTAAGTGTAGCTTTAGGATCATCAGCATCAAGCATACCTACCTGTACCAAATGATTCTTAGACTCAAACGGATCGAGGTGTAACTTACCATCACGATGAGTGACAGTATTTTCTACGTCTAGCACTAACCTCATGCTGAGTACAACGATCTGGAACCGTCAAGCTGACAGGTTATCTTACCTTGGTAGCCATTCAGTTTGTTCTTTGCAATGTTTAAGTATCTAATTGGGTCTTCATCTTCTCCTTCTGCTT